AGAGCGCATACCCAGCCGACCGCAGGACGCCAGCCAGCGACGAACATCGATTGATGCGCCGCTTCTATCTGGTTCGTCTTGATCTGCTCGACGATCTGTTCCTGCGCTTGCTTGTCAGCGAGCGTAGCGATCTCGTGAGCCAGTGCGGCTTTCTGGTCTTTGTCTTCGATAAACTTATCGAGCAGACCAGTAACCGGAGTGACTAGCGATGAGATTAGATTAAGCATCATTCTGGCGCGGGTTCTACTGCTTCTTCCGCTGCTAATTTAGCAGCAAATTCTTCTTGGCTTAAAGGAGAAACATAGTCTGGATTCAAAGCCCACTTCTCTTCTGTTGAATCGTCATATAAATACTTTTCGCCAATAAAATCTTCTGGAGCATCTAAAGCATTTTCTATTAAACAAATGTTATCCACTGATTTAAAAATTACTAAAGAAATAGGATTCCCAATATTTATTTGATTTTCTAAATCATCAATAAACTCATCGTCTGAATAAGCAAGAACTACAATATTGGTATCTTGTTTTACTATTAATTTCATTTTACACCTTCACAATGATATTTGTTGACGAAAGAGCTTTGCCTGCTGGGTATCCACTGTCAGTTGTGCTTAATTGACCGAGAGAATTGACATAATAATTTGTGCCAGTAGTCAAACCTGTTTTGCTTGTGTTTATTGCTGAAGCTGTATCTATCTTTGCAATACCTCCACTTAAAACATCTTCTTTCGCAAAACCTACAAAGGTTTTATAATTTGTTTCTGCTAATTCGTAAACTCCTGAATATAGTGTCGCGCCGCTATGCTGAAAATAATATAAAGTATTTCCATATATTCCAGCATGACCATTGTAACCAGAACTATAGTATGTTTTTTGAGTGTCTTGTCTTGTAAGCGTTGAAGCTCCGTCATAAGAAACATATTCAAAAGCACTATTTGAAGAAAAATAAATTAAATTCAAATCATCAAATGGAGCATGATTGCTTTTGCGATTATAACTGTAATAAGTTGTCCAATAATTTAAACTTCCAAACAAAGTGTATAAACCCTGTTCATGCTGATTAACAAAAGCACTTCCATTCCATTTCATTATTATTACATAAGCCTGACTTGGAGAAATGTTTCCATTAAGATAGCTAAAAAATAAAGCTTGATGATACTCTGACCAACAAGCAGTGCTTGCATCGTCTGTATACCATCCTGTAGTTGATTGTAAATTTGCTTGATTTCCATACGAAGGAGCAGAAGACCCATCAAAAGTAACGAGACCAACCCTGAAAAAAGGATTATAACCAGAAGTAATTACAAACTTATTCAAAGTTTTTGCATAGGAGCAAGTGTAGTGATGAGTTCCAAAAAATCCTGTAGTTGTATTATTACCATAATCTATAGTTGTTCCTGTGGTATTAGTCGTAACGTGCATATTTGAGCCAGACCAAACCAATATTCTGCCTGTTTCTCCATCTATAGCCATAGCTTGCTGATAAGAACCCACGCTTCCAACATTGTTATAACCATAGGCCGTAAGAGTAAGACCATCTTCAGCTATTACAACATAGGCTCTATATAATTGGTTGGATGTTCCTTTCGCATATATCCAAAAAGTTCCAGTTAGCTCGTTGTAATCTGCCAAAACTGTTTGTTCGCCAGAATTAGTTGCCGCTGAGATTATGAGATATTCAGTTCCGTATGTAATAGAACTGCCGTTATAAACAATCGGTATTACGCGAACATATCCGTTATTATCTTGGAAAACTTGCAACGCCCCGCCATCGTAAGGAACGCAGTTCACTGGAGAGTATATTGTTTGCCCTGCATTAGCTTGAGCGTTATTAACGGTTTTTACTGGACTAATAACAGTAGTAGAAAGCGAACTTGCAGTCTCTCCATCAGAAAAGACTAAATCACCTGCAGAAAAATTATTGGCAGCAGGTAAATACAGACCGCCAGAATTTATAGCAGTTGATTCGTTCGAATTTGCAGATAGCACAATCGTATCGGCAGCAGTAGCGTAACCAATCTTAGCGTAGTTTGTTTTAGTTGTGCTTAAAGTGCCATCGAGATTTAGCCAGTAGTCTCCACCGACTGTTAATCCAGACTGAGAAGCATTAGTGCCGCCAAGTATATTAATTGTGCCAGTTGCGCCATCTGAAATACTAGCAGTAGCCAATCCTATATATGAATCAGCGTTTGTATTTAGCGATGCTTTACGAAATGCAACATGGCGATATTCTGTAAACCCAGTGTCTCCATAAAGCGTATGAACTATGCCATTCTCATCCGCAACAAGATTTAACTGATAACCGCCAGTTAATACGTCGTGATAAAAGCCGCCCAAAGTGACGGAAATAACATTGCTGACAATAGTCGCCTCTGCGAGATATAGCTTATAGCTTCCACCGCTTTGTATTGCAGAAATCCAAAAACTACTTGAATCAAATACCACTGATATTGAGAGAGTGTAAGCACTAGAAAAGATTCCTGTTAACGCATTTCCAGCGACAATTGCTCCGCCAGAAATTTGAGCACAACAAACATTAGCATTATCGCTAGTGCCTCCAACCATAACGAGTGTTTTAGTGTTATCGTCATAAGCAAGTTGCATAATTCCACTATTTCCACCAGCGTTACTTACTACGGCAGTAGATTCTAGTGTGTAATTTGTTCCGTCATAATCAAGTAAAAAGAAGTATGCACTTGTTGACTGTGAATATGCACCAACTACTAATTTATTCAAAGACTGTGAATAAACTACCGATGCACCTTCAACTACAGAACCGGGACTTACTCTATAAGCAGTTCCGAGAGTTATTGTTGTGCCAGAAACACTCATTGGAGCAATGAATGAATCGCCAGTGTTACTATCATCAAAAGCAAAGTGAGTAACATTATGCTCAGTATCATAAGCAAAACCGAATCCTTTTTGTTCTTGAAAATTCACTCCACTTAAAGAAACTGGGGTTCCGAATCCAATAGTTGTCCCAGTGACTACACCAGCAACAAAAGTCGGCAGGTTCGATGTGTCTTGATAAAAAACAATAACTCGATCTGCTACTGCGTCATAAGTGATACCAGAGTCAGCGTAAGAATTAGAGTATTTGCTTGTGGTTACAGTTTGATCTGCGCCCCAAGTGATAGTGCTTCCAGTGACTGTGCCAACATTCACATAAACTGCCGTAGTTGTGCTCCATTTCGCGTATATTTTATTATTTACGCTGTCATAAACAGCTTTGACTTCTCTAAAACTTGCCGCTGCTTTATCAGTAACAGTTCCACTATAAAGTTTAAAGACTTGAGTTCCAGATATAACTTCAACCGTTCCATCAGAACGAAGCCCTACAGTATCGCCACTACTAATTGCGCCAGTTGCTACAAAGTCAGCCGAACCTGCCGATGCTGGTAAATTAGCCCACGATGCAGTTGTTCCATCTGTAGTTAAGAACTTATCAGCGTTGCCAGTTTGAACAGGTAGAACGCCTGAGATTTTCTCCCAGTTCGTTGTGTCTGCGCTTGGGTCTGTTGCTCCTGCGCCGTCTGTCTTTCTGCGATAGGTCTGATAAGTAACTGGCGACCATACTGCATCGCCCTCAGAGTAAGTTGTGCCGCTCACCCATTCAGTTGCACCAGCAGCAGCGACCGCAGCCGCAGCAGCAGCTACGGCAGTCTCAGAAGCGGCTATCGCCAATGGAATGTCTGTGTTCATTTGACCAATGCTAGTATTTAGCTCGCCCTGCATTACTACCAGAGCAGCTAAGAAAGCGTCGGCGCGAGTTACGAATGTAGCCGGGGCGTCCGTTCTAGCGGGAGCCGTTGGCAGTGTGCTTATTGTGTTAATCGTCATTAGACTAGCCCTTCGATTTCAAGTGAGCATCTGGAAGTTGTTGGATTGCTGAGAATTATATCAAATTCTCTATAGTAACCGTAGATCACCAGATCCGAGTTGCCATCTTCAGCAATCCAGACCGATGGAGTCGTCCGCAGCGATGTGAGAGTCTTTTTGACCTGCCCCATCTGCGAAGTATCGAGAACGACGTCGACGTCCATCTTGTCGGCGTATGCTCCCTCTGTGATTGTCACGCGACCTTCTGCGTCTGTGCTCTTTACAGAATAATCCACGATCGAGACACTGGCTCCGTGCTGCGCTAGACCGAGATCTGCGAATTGCCCGATCACCACTGCGCCGCACTTAGCGTCAGCGTTTGCATTTATCACGATGTTAATGTCTGCATTTGCATACGGCGGCAGATCGGTAACTGCGAGCTGGCTCTCCCGGACGATAGGCTCAAAAAAGTAAGCATACCAGTCTTGAATGCCAGAATAGCTCGTCATATTGAAAGTCTCGTCATAGACGACGCCTTCAACTGAGTCTGTCACCGTGATCTCGATCGTTGTCGCTTCGACGTTGAGCAGCGCAATGGCGTTCACTACCGATGGCGACTGTAGCGTCGTATCGATCTGGGTCGCCTGAACTGTCTGCTCCTGAACTATGGCATTGAACATTTTCCAGCGATTAGTGCTAGAGACTAGCGTCCACCACGTTCCGTCGTCAGTTGTCGGATCGTTCCCGGTGTTAGCCGCTTGCTGCGACTCGTAGATATTGTGATACCCAGTTGTAACGATAACTCGGTCGCCGTCAGCGTAAGTCGTGCCGCCAGCCCATGCCGCATAATCGTTCTCTGGCACGTCAGACGATTGGAATACCGAATCGTCGATCGTGACTGGTCGAATTATCTTCATCTTATGCCCTCACTGGCGGCAAGCCATTCTTGTCCCAGCGGTCGTTGAGTCGATAGAGCTTCGAAGTGTTTCTCGCCACTGCGATCATTACGTCTTCGATGCTCTGGCGTAGTCCGCTCATTTCGTCCGCTACCGAGTCAGACGCCCGGGCCTGTTCTGCGGTCTGAACTCGCTCTCCGGCGTGCAGTTCTGCGACATAGCCGTCATAAGGAACCATATTCAAGCCGTCTCTGTGTCCGGGTATTGGCCCCATCTGCGGATATTGCTCCGGCCCCATATTAGATGAGCTTTGAGCGTTTATAGTATTTGAGCCGCCAGTGAGTGTTATCCCGCCATTTGCTCCTGATACTGTCAGAGTCGTGATTCCAGTTGTCAAAGTATCAATCGCGTCAACTGCTGCACTGGTTATCGTGTTGCTGTTGGCTTCAACTGCTGCATTGTTTATCTCGTTGTCAGTATTCATTGCCAAAAGATCGGTTAAATCCATTCCAGTCTTTTCTACTTTCTGCTGTAGTGTTAGATCGTCTCTGGCGAGAGTTGCCGCTGTTAAAACGGCATTCGCTCTGCTTATAATTCCAGCAGCAGTGCCATCTCCGATTATGTCGTTAATTGCCGAGCTGTCTACGTTGTTTCTAACTCCGACTGCTTTGATCCACTCGGCAGCATATTGATCCATTTGGCTTTCGATGCTTTCGCCTTTTTCCTTACCTTCTTCGACGAACATACCGAGAACCGTTCCCGGGCCTGAACCTTCAACTCCGAGACCGCTAAAAGTGTGACCACTTAAATTTACTGAGTAGCCAGACTCTTCAGTGATAGCAGTCAGAGCTGCGTCTAGCTCTCTGAGCGGCGCGATTGCGGCTTCTGCTTGAGCATTTGTTGCGTTCTGCTTAAATCCGAGCGGAGCGAATCCAGACTCGAAAGTATCCGTCTGGAATATATTCGCGTCGCTCATTCCACCAGTTTTCGCCATAGTCAGACCAGCGGTCGACGTTGGAGTGCCTCCGCTGTCTAGCGCTTTAGCAGCGAGATAAGCCGCGATAACAGCAGCAGCATACGGGCCAGCAGTTGCTAGAGCATTAGCGAACCCAGAAGATCCAGCAGCAGCAGCTCCACCGCCAGCAGCGGCTGTGCTACCAGCAGCGGCAGCAGCACTCGCAGCCATAGTCGAAGTCCCAGCAGCAATTGCAGCCTGAGAGGCGGCAGCAGTGCCTGCCGCAGCAGTGCTTGCAGCAGCAGCGGCAGCATTAGCAGCCATTGAACTCGTTCCAGCCGTTATAGCAGTGCGAGCGGCAGTAGCTGCACCACCGCCTGTAATAACATTGCCAACCACTGACGCGGCACTTGATGCTAGAGATGCTATAGAGCTTCCAATCGATGAGAATATCCCGCTGAACATCCCGCTGATCGAATTTCCGATTCCGCTAAACGTCCCGGTCATTATGTCCGCAATCTTAGATGCTGCCCAATCGGCAAGCATTTGCAGAATCATATTCTTAAAAGTCTTGGCGATATTATCGAATGCGTCTCGACCATTCTCGAATAAGTCCATAAAGAAGCCAGAGATATTGTCCTTCATCTTCTTGTATGCTTTCTCTGCTTCTTCGGCGACTCGCTTCGTTTCCTTCTCGATGGCCTTCTGAGCTGCGTCGTTGTCTTTCTCTAGCTGTTTCGCTGCGGCAGACGCTGACTCTATTGCGTCCTTCTCTGCGTAAAGCTGAGTAGTTGCTTCGACTATCTGCTCGCCGAGTTCGGAAGTAGCATCGACTCCGGCTTTCTGTAGATTATTGCGAATAGCGATTTCGACGTTGCTCATATTAAGAGCTTCTGTCTCGTTGCTTATCTCGCCAAGTAATTCCAGAGTCTTAACCCGGGCAGCTTCAGTCTCTGCCGCCAGTTCATTTGCTGCGACCGCACTCTTGTCGACTTCAATCGCATAATCAGAGAGAGATCTGCCAGCATTGTCGAACCCGGTCTCAGATGTTCCAACTT